CAACAGGTAAGCCAAAGGTTCAATCACAGCAACAACAGCAACAATCACAAGAAGAAGAATCACCAGATGTTATGTCAATGTATGATGGTCTCTTTTCTCCTGCTGATCCTGAAACTCTGAGAAAGAATGAACCTCCTAAGTTTTTGTTAGCCGCCGACAAAGTGAAAGAAGCAGCAGGCAAGATGGATTTTACGTCAGGTTTACCTGATGATATTGTGCAAAAGCTCCAATCAGGTGAAGCTATTGACGGAAAAACACTACTAGCTGCAATTAACTTTGCTGGCAGACAAGCCTATTCACGCGCATTGGAGCATTCGACCGGCCTTACGAGCCACTTCATTGAAGCGCGTGTTAAACATGAGCAGCAAGGTCTCCCAGCAGCACTTCGTACACACCTTGCAAAATCAAAAGCAATAAGCGGTCCAAATGCGTCAGATAATCCTGTTGTGCGGGAACATATGTCAATGATCTCTGAAAAGATTGCTGGCAAATTTCCTGATGCAACTGAGGATGAAGTTGCAACACTGACGCAAGAGTACTTCACTGAAATGGCAAAAGCCATTAACCCCAAAGCTTTCCAGCAACAGACTGGACAATCAGAGACAAGACAGCGTGGGAAAGATGAAGTTGTAGTTGAAGACTGGAGCGCTTATTTACAACCAACTGAAGAACAGCAACAAAACTCACAGCAACAGCAGCAATCCAACGAATCAAAAGCAGCTTAACGAAAGAAAAGGAGCTAGGTAGCACATGCCGTTTTATACGTCGGTTTTTAACACAACCGTCAATCCTGCCACTCTCAATAAGCGTTCTTTTGCTGCAACAATGATGCGCCTGTTTCCTGATGGCTCTTTTCCTATCTTTGGTCTAACTTCACAAACTGGTAAATCACGTGCTGTTTCCTCAACACATGGCTACTTTACCAAAACTCTTGTTTTTGGTAGTGTTCAAATCAATCAATCTGCTGGTTCCCCGACTGGTTATGATCCTATTGCGACTGCACTAACTGTTGATTCATCTGCTGGTATCACAGTTGGAATGGTTCTATATAATCCAACCACTCGTGAGAATATGCGTGTTACAACTGTTAACTCAGCCGCCCAAATTACTGTTACACGTGCATTTGGTCGTGTTGCTCCTGTTGCAATCTTTGATAACCAAGTTCTTATCGTAATTGGTACAGCCTTTGCAGAAGGTTCTGATCGTCCAGTTGCTCGTGGTATGACTGTTGTACATATTCCTAACTTTACACAAATCTTTCGTAATGCATGGGCATTGACTGATACTGCACGTGCTTCTGCTATTGAACTTGGGTTTACAAACATCTCTGAAACACGCCTTGATTGCTCCACTCTACATAGTGTTGACATTGAAGCTGCAATCTTGTTTGGTCAAGCAAAGATGGATACTTCAGGCTCACAACCTTTGCATGCAACTCAAGGTGTAATTGATGCTGTTACTCAATATGCTCCAAATAACGTTGCAACTGCTGCTGCAACAACCAACATGACACAGCTGATTGACATTCTTGAAGAAGCATGGATCTATTCTCATAACATGGGTGACTCAAAGACACGTGTGGCTTTCTGTGGTTCAAAAGCAATGAAGGTTTTCAATGAAATTGCACGTCTTAATGGTACAATTCAACTGCTGCCAGATCAGTCAGGATTTGGGTTCTCTTTCCAACGCTTTAAGGTCTACAAAGGTAATCTGATTCTGATGGAACATCCACTTCTAAATGGTCTTACTGGTATGGAAGATTTGGCTGTTGGTGTTGACATGCCTTCTCTTAAGCTCGCTTACATGGAAGGCCGTGATACCAAAGCTGAAGAATTTGGTGGAACTGGTCGAAACAATGCTAATGGTGTTGATGCAAATGGTGGTTCTTTTACCACAGAATTTGCTGTTGAACTCATGAATCCATCTGGCTGCTTTATCATCTATGATCTTACAGCCGGCGCCGCAGGATAACATACATTAGAGACTAAGAGAATACAATGTCAGAAGATAATGGCAAACCTAGTCTTTCATTTGCTGAGAGATTAGCAAAAGCCAAGCAAGAAACAGATGCCAAAGCCAAACAACCGGCAGCGGTATCTGTTTCTTCTGCTGAATCTAAGATCAACAACAAACCATTTGTCTATTTTCATTCCTCAATTGCAGGATTTCGTTTTATTGTTGGCCCTGGTAAAAAGGCCAATTTCAAAGATCATTTCTTCATTACAGATGATTCAGATGAAATTGCAGTTGTTCGCAAAGACTTTGTAAGCAAAACAAGTGGTCATGTGCGTGTAACTGAAGTCTCAGAATACTTTTATCAAGCTGCTAGGATGATTCAACCAGAGATTCTACCAATTCCATTACAACAAGAGGATCAGACACTTCAGCAACAAGAACAAAAGCTTGATAACTCGTAATCTTAAGAGACCAAAATGTCATTTGGTGATATGATTACAACAGTTATATCAAAAACAAAACGTCCTGATAAGACATCAGATATACGCTCTGCTATCAATGCAGCAGTTTCGTTTTTTGCAACTGCAAATTTTCCTAATGATCGTGTTGATCTTGAACATGCTATTTCTTCATCTGAGTACACACAATCATTTGATATTAGTGCCAGCCCATTTGTTAGATTTAAGGTGATTGATTACATTAGACCGGCCGGCTATAGCAAATATCTTGATTGGCGTGATCCTAAGAAAGTTTTTCAAAATGGACAAGAATGTCTTGATGTTTGGCATCGCTCTGGTAATAATATAGTCTTTAAGATCTCACGTTTACAGTCCTCTTTGAAGATTGGATATTTTCAATATCATGTAGTCATGACAGAAGATGCAAATACAGACTGGATACTTGATGAAATGAATACAGCAGTTGAAGATTTTGCACGTTCACGAATACTTGAAGATATAGGTGAAACAACCGAATCTGCACGGTATTTTGCTCGTGCTCTCTTATTTTGGGAAGCCTTTAAAGGATCAAGTGTAGCGGTGCAAGGCTAATGCTTGCAAGGCCACCATTTCATCACAAAAGATCAGAAGCAGGTGATGTATCTGCAATAATTGGTTTTTTTGCAAATGCACCATTTGCTTCTGGTAGTGTGTTATTTGCAGATGGAAGTGGCAATCTACAGCAAGATAATGCAAATCTTTTCTTTGATAATTCAACAAATCAACTTAAAGCAAACTCACTTCATGTTCCTACTTCTATTGAGTTAGGACATGTATCTGATACAACATTAGCAAGATCTGCTGCTGGTCGTATTTCCATTGAAGGCTTAGGTATTGTCAAAGGCCCGGCCTCATCCACTGATAACTCAATTCCCAGATTTAATTCAACAACTGGTGAGCTGATTAAAAGCTCAAGTGCAACTATTAGTGATAATGGTGGAATTTCTTCATTTGGTACAGAATCCGGATTTGGATCATTTGATAGAGATTTAGGTGGTGGTGCTTCAGTATTCTACAGACATAATGGCATTGTTCGTTTGTATGACTCAGTTTTTGCAGGTGACTTTTTTCAATTTACAGCAAGTACTGGTGCTTATAACTTTCTTGGAGCTGGGGTATCTTCTTTTGCTGGTGACATTACTATCAGTAAAGCTGTTCCTACATTAACATTAAATCATGGTGGTTCAACAAATCGTAATCTTATTAGAGGTCTTTCAAATGGCTCTCAGCGTTGGGAAATTCAACCTGGTAATGCTACTGCTGAATCAGGCTCAAATGCAGGTTCTGATTTTGCAATCTTACGTTATTCTGATGCTGGTAGTTTTATTGATAGCCCATTTGCAATCATTAGATCCAGTGGTAGCATAGTAGCTACTAGTGATTTATTTGTAATAAAATCTTCACCATCTATTCTTATAGCTGACAGTTCAGGAGTTGGTCAATCATCTATATATTTTCAAGAAGGCGGTCTTAATAGATGGAGTATCAGAGGTGAATGGAATACTGTCAATGTTCTTATATTTTATAATGAGGGTCGTGGTGTAATTGATTTGCGTATTGCAAACTCTAATGGCAATGCTACATTTAGTGCCATAGTGACAATGGGTGCTGTTGACTTGACAGGTTCAAGTGCTCCGTCAGCAGGATGGTATCAACCTATTGGTGGAACAGTATCAACTCCTAATCCTGTTGAATCTGCTTCTACTATTTCTCCTTCAATGGGTACTTCTGGAACAAAAGCTGCGGCTATTGCCAAGGCTAATGTTCAAACAACAGCCTCTACTTCAAGTTCTGGAGATAAGTTATCTTATACAATTCCAGCTAACTCTCTAAGTGCTGCTGGTAAAGGTATTAGGATGACTGCTTGGGGTACAACAAATGGCACTGCTGCATTAACTGTTGTATTTGGTGGAACAACAATCTTTACATTTGCATTTCTTACAGCTGGTGCTTGGTATATAGATACTCTTGTCTTTTCAACTGGCACTGATACACAAGATTATGTTGTACGTATGACTTCTGCTAATGCTATTAGTCAAATGCATGTTACACTTGGGTCAACAACCATTGATGATGGTGCTGGTATAATTATTAAAGTAACCAGTGATGCAGGTGATATACAAGAAGGAATGTTAGTCGAGTATTTTGGCTAATACCACAGTAATAACATAAAGAAAGGAGTAAAAGAGTGGATTTGGTTTCATACATTGAAGGCAAAGAAGCTAAAGGTGTTACTCTTACAAAACTTGGTCCTGAAACATATCAAATGATTGCAAAAACTTTCAATCCTGCAACTGGCAGGGAGACATATCCTGAAGTTCTCACAATCAAACGTCAAAATATATTGGATGCTAAAGCACAAGCAGAAAAAGCATTAGAGGAAGCCAATAAAAGAGTAATTGGCACAATTCAATTGCTTAGTGACATAGATGCATTAGATGCAAATGAAAGTAAACCAGCATGAGTGAAGAAGAACAACCAAAAAATGGAAATGCACCATATTTTGTGTGGAAACTACCGTTCTTTGGAATGGAAATAAAGGTGGGTGGTCGTGAGGTATTTTCAATTCTTTTACTTTTTGCAATTGCAACTCCTGTTTTATATCTTATCTTAATTCATGATGAAAAGACAGAAAGTATTCTACTAGATCTTGTAATGGCACAAGAAGCAACAACTTATGTTTTGACACTTTCACAAGAAGAAAGAACAAAATTACAACTTCAAAAACCAAAACGTATCAGAGAAATGGAACGTAACTTCAGAGATTAAACAATGTCAGAAGATAGACGCCTTTATCCATTAACAACACCACAAGGTGAACCAATACCACTCGATGTGGTTAGGGTTCATGGATTAGGTAGAATTGATGTAACTAATACAGATAAAGAAATTGCTCTTGCAACAGAAATTGAGATTCTTGTTCTTTATGCAACTGAGATGTGCATTGTAAGATTAGGAGTATCTGCTGCTTCTGTTCCTGCTTCTCTTGCATATCTTGCAGATGCAGTGCTAGTACCAGCAGACCAATTCATGGTAATTGATAAGAATGAAGCAACTGAACTGCATGCCATTCGTTTTGATACAGATGGTGTTCTCTGGATCAACGGAATAAGAGCATGGCAAGATACAAAGAAGGCAGCTCAATTTAATCGTGCATAAGGATTGCTAATGCTTGACCAAATGATGATGCAGTCCGAGGAACAACAGGATGATCCACAAAAGCTTATTGAATCACTTAAGGATGTTCCCGCATCTGCTGGTTATCCACATGAACAACGCATGGCATTCTATCATGGTGTTGCAAGTATTCTTCAGATCTTAGGAATGCCAGAAAAGGCACAAGAGTTTGGTGCACTCAGAGATCAAGGAATGACAACTGGAAGTGCTCAAAGTGAAATGCCTTATGAAGAACCTGATTTCATTGGTTAGGATAAAAAGTGCGAACCCGTTATTGGCCTGTTTATGCTGCACGTGGGCCAGCCGGGCCATCAACAACATGGACAATTGAATTTTTATTGGGCAATGGTTCAAGCATTATTACTTCTGGACTTAAGCCAACAGCAATTGTTGTAGTTCCACGCGCCGGCAAGTTACTAGACTGGACTTTGTTATCGTGTGATGATCTCCCAACCAGTGGCTCAATTGAAATTGATATTTGGAAAAACTCTTATATAAATTATCCACCAACAGTTTCAGACTCAATTGTTGGTTCTGTTAGACCAAATTTATCATCTGCTATTAAGAATAAATCAACTTCTTTAAGTGGTTGGACAACAGATTTTCTTGCTGGCGACATTTTCATACCAAATGTTGACAGCATATCTGCGTTAAGAGCTGTTAAGTTGCTTTTAACGTATTCGCTTCTTCCATGAGCATATAACTGGAGGTAGTTTAGTGGCAGCATACAATAAGTTTCAGGATTTTGTTGAGCAATTAGGACTTGCTGAGCATAATCTTAATACTGATGCTTTACATGTGTATCTCTCAAACACAACACCTTCTGCATCTCTTGATGCTGTTAAAGCTGATCTTGCCGAAATAGGAGCTGGAAATGGCTATACTGCTGATGGTATTGACACATTGAATACATATGCTGAGGCTGCTGGTACTGGAACTGTCACTGGAACTAAGGCTGTGTGGACTTGTGTAACTGCTGCAATGGCTGCATTTCAGTATGTTGTTCTTATGAACTTTACAAATGCATCTCCTTTGAAACCTCTTATTGGATGGTGGGATTATGGTTCTGCTCTTACATTGCAAGTTGGTGAAACATTCTCAGTGAAATTTAATGGTTCAGATACTACTGGTACTATCCTTACCATTGCATAGGAGATAACATGGAACAAATGAAGTGCCCATGTGGTGGTGGTCTTAATATAATCAACGTATCTGCTACTGTAAGTCGTATTCAATGTGATACTTGTATTGCTGGTATCTCTGAAAGTACTTCTCCCGCAAAACTTATTGAAATTTGGAAACGTATGGTTGAAAGACATGATAAACTTGATGTTTGTTGCATGCTTTCTACAAATCTAGTTCTCAGAGAAGACAATCTTGTACGTTGCATACAATGCAAACGTAAGCAACTGCCATTTGGTGTAAAACCAGAACCTGTAAAGGCTAATTCTGATGAATAACATACGAGCAGGTATGCAGGCTGGCGATCACCGAAAAGAGTGTTGCAAGAAATCTGAGAATCTTACTGAACATAGGATTGACAAAGATCGTGTCATTCGAGTATGCAAGATATGTTCTTGCCGGCACTTTGAACTTACAGTTGATAAAGGAAGCTTAGGTCTACGTGGCTTAATGGTGGGTTAAATGTATCTTAAAGGTACAAGTGATATACTCAGAATAAATGTTGCTACTCCTTCAGACATTGAGGTTACTATTGCATGGG